TGATTGTAGCGAGCGGTGAAGCTCTCCTGTGCAGCGTCATACGAAATCGCTGATCCCTCGTCCTTGACGGGGGCAGCGTCGAAGCCCGAAAGCTTCACTTCTTCTTCAAATGACCGATCTGAACTTTCTTGCTCGTAGATTTCACTATGCTCCGCATCGTAGCGAGCATATTCCATCCCGAAGAGCGCATTAAGCCCAGGAAGCAGTTCCTTGAGAAGTTGTGCGCGTGATATAGCCATTAGTTAGTCTCTCCTATTGCCCAGTGGCTCGTCGATATTGATGTGGAGAGACCGTCACACTAGACGGCCAATTGAAGACGCACACGACATCGGGATAGGTATCACTTGCCGTTGTCCCGACTGGTTGCTTGCTGTCCGGTCCATCAACATAGTCGATGATCCGAAGCGGAAGCGTCAGCGTTGTCGCTGGTGTACTTGCATCAAGTGCATTCTTCGATTTTCCAATTGCAGTGCTACCAGCCGTCTGCACTACGCCCGCATTCAATCCACGGTCTGTAGTATTAAGGGCTTCGTCACCCTGCATTTGAAATACAACATGTGGGTCATCAATCACATAAGCCATCGCATCAGTTGCCGTTGTAGACGCAGGCCACTGCGTATTAAACGTCTTCTGACTTGTTGTACTTGGAGTGTAGGAGCAACCCACGAAGATTCCGACAGAGTTCAATGCAGCAGTACCAGTATCTTTAACAATAGTACCATCTGTATGAACCGTAACGAAATCACCATTGAAAAGCGCAGTACCGTATGTACTGGCAATCGGCAAGTGCCTCACTTTGCCCGTATATGAGCCGGAAGCACTCAACGAGCCAATCGGTCTTGCACCGTATGGTTTCGCTGAAGCAGCCATGGTAATTAGTTCCTAAGTTTGGGCATTAGCGGCTTCCGCCCCCAAATGCCACACGAGTTTTACGGTCTGGCGGGAGAACAGGCATCCGAGGATCGTTCTCACGCATATAGTTATTATCGACGGCTTGCATCTGTGCATTAGCATGACGGTGATAATACTCCCGTCTTTTATCAACCATTTCTTCTGGCGATTTGCAGAGTAAAAGCCCACCGACTTCAATATTGCCCTTCGCACCCCATTCTGACTTATGATCGCTCGTAATTTGAAGCTCTGGATGATCTTCGGCACGAACTGGTTCCCAACCTTCACGAAACTTCTTGGAAACATTTGTATTATCGGCATTACCGATCATAGATGTTCGTATCCATCGAAACACCCACCCTTCTTGCGGAATGGGATCAGGAAGTATGGACGCAGGTTCCCAGGGCTGGTCACGAGTCTCGTCTTTACGGGTCTCGACCGCTCTGGGTTTCCGTGGTGCGCGTTTTTCAGCCATCAGGACATCTCCTTCATTAGCTGTACCGCATATTGTTGCGGTGTAAGTCCCAGGCGTTTCGCGAGTCGTACCTGGGTCTGAGTTAGTGTAACCTTGCGCGGAATCGCACCATTATTTCTTGATGCAGGTGCTACAACCGGATTCACCTTGCGGCGGGCAGTTTCGACAACGAGCCTGCCGCTATCTCCACTGAAGTGCGTAGGAAAGATCTCTTTCATACGTTGATCAATCAATTGATAGTATTCGTCCGTGTCTGGGTCAACACCCTCTTCTCTAACAAGTCTCTCATGTACACCATAGGCAAGACTCGTCATTTCTTTATCGGTACCGAACCACGGATTGTCTTTTTGCCACTCTATAGCCTTGGCGTCCGGCTCAGGAGGAGGTGGGGGAGCATGTTGTTGTTGTGCAGCCAACGCTTGATCTTCTGCAAGCACATCACGCTTCCAATTATCTATAATCTTCTGCGAAACAGAGGGTGCATACGCCTGGGCAAGCTGTGCGTTGGTTAAATCCTTCTGTGCATTGGCAATTCTCTCCGAATCACCGGATTCATGGGCCTTTTTGAAGTTTTCTTCGGCAATAGACATAGATGCACTTGCTCTATGCTTGGTTTGCTCCGTTAAAGCGGTCTGGGAGTCCTGAACAAGCCTAATTAGCCTCTGATTTTCAGTTTGAAGCGATTGAGTGTAGTTAACAGCCTCATTTGCAAGCCTATTCGACTCTTCCTTGGCCCTTCGCTCCTCATGGTAGTCGTATTTCAGCTTTTTTATGCGTTTTTGGACCTTTTGGCCATATTGTTTAAGCTCAGGGTCGTCTTCCGCGACCCCGGACCCCTTCCGGTCCTCATCTGGTCGGTCGTCAACAACACTAACCTCAATTTCACCTACTTCAGAGCTGGTTTCCGCCTCCGCAGGAGGCTCAATGGTGGTTCTGACACCTAAAAACTTGTCTTCTTCGGTCATTCTTCCGGTTTCTTCACTCATTTTAGGCCCTTTCCACGCCTCTGGGGTCTTCCACGACCGCCTCTACAGTGTCATCATTGATTAAACGGAACTCTTTACCACGAATTTTCAGTCTAGTACCACTGAAGGCTCGAAAAACAACAAAATCACCCACCTGACAATATGGCCCACTGGGAAATCGGATAAACTCGGAATAGCAATCAGACCCCATAGACACCACCCAGCCCACAACAGTGGCAATCGACTCTTCATGCTGGGTCTGCGCCGATTTTACGATTCCACCTTCCGTGGTTTCATCAATTTCGGGTAGTGCAATAAGGATTTTGTATCCCTTTGGCTCCGGTAACTGACTAGCAAGGCGCGGAGACTCTTCTTCTGCGGAAACATCTGATTCCGTTAACTGTTTTTCTACTTCTTGTGCGAGCGTAGCCATTAAGACCTCTCGTTAAGTTGCACTCTAATTGAGTGTGTTAATTTTTCTTTTTAGCCATCTCTAAGTCTTTCCTGCATATCAATAACCTCACGCTCGGCCCAAGCAAGACCTTCTATCATGCCGCACACTTTGCGGTATTCTTCTATGTCTTTAGCAGAACCTAACGCCAGATGATCAGCAAGCTCATTCATCTGCTCCCTGAACTTCTTACGAAGGAGGGGTAAGACGCCTTCACTCACCCTTAGACTTCCTGTCCCTTTCTCTTTGCTCTAAATCCAAGGCTGTCTTATATCCATCTGCCTCACGATCAGCCTCACGTTCCTGTTGTTCTAAGAATTCCTTACCTCTTTTGTCTTCACGGTCGGCTTTACGTTCCTTCTGGTCCACCTCGTGCTTATAGCCCTCCGCTTCCTGCAATGCCTCGAACTGTTCGCGGTCTATCTGAGTTTTAATCATCAGTTCCGTCTCATCCAGGGCAAGTTTCTCACGTTCCAACTCAAGTTCCGCCGCATCCTGCTGTTGGTCCGCTGCCAGCTTCTGCTGTTCAATCTGCTGCTTGGCTGTATCGGCTTGCTGCTTCCGCTGAACTTCGGACTCCCGAATTCCAAGCTCGCGTTCCCGCTGCTGGATAATCGGATCTTGCTGCTGCTGTGCCTGTTGCTGTGCCTGTTGCTGTTGCTGTTTCTTACCAGTGAGCTGATCTGCGGCTTCGGCAACCAGGGTACTGAGCCTCTTCTCGACATCTTCGGGTAGCGGCTGATCGACCGGAGGCAACGGAACACCCAACTCTTCCTCTATCTGTCTACGGAAGATGAAGGCCAGATGCTCCCTGACATGTGCATCAAGTGCACCCATAACCGCACCGCCAGCAGGACTATTCTGAACTTCCTGCGCCATCTGCGGATCACTTTTCAATACCATATGGACACGCATGTGAGCATCGTGATCCTGGTATTCATATGCCTTAACAGGTGACATCGTAAGTATATCCTGATTTTCGCTGACAGGATCTTTCGGAGGTACCTCGTCCGTATCGGGAACAACCTTATCGGCGTTGGGAATACCGATGAGATCCATCATCTGCCTGTGCAGAAGAGGCATGTCATAAAGATTTGGTGCCTGAGCTGCTAGTTGCAGGGCGGCTTGGTATTGCATGATCCGTTGTGCCATGCTGGACGCATTGGGGTCCGAAACAGGCACAACATCAATACGATCATCAAAATCTTCAACTTTTATACCCTCTCCCT